ACCTACAGAAGTGGAAGACAGGCGGCTTGCGCCGTATCAGCGACGACCAGCCGTTTGGCGACGTGATCCGGTCGGCACCAACCCGGCCGGCGGAGAAGAAGCTGGCCAACCACCCGAGCCTGAAGCCGCAGGCCTTCTTGCGGCAGGTCGTCCGCGCGATACTGCCGCTCGGCGAGGGGGTCGTCCTCGATCCCTTCGCCGGCTCGGGCTCGACGCTTGCGGCCGCCGAGGCGGTGGGTTACCGGAGTGTAGGAGTGGAGATGGACGACGCCTACCTCGCGCTCGCCCGTCAGGCAATCCCTGCGCTCGCCACGCTCAAGGTGACAGCGACGGAGTGACCTCCCGGTCCAGCCACGCGGCTGCAGGAGTTCAGAGCGATCGCAGCCGACAAGGCGACGACCTTGGGCCACATCCAACGGCACCATTTGGACGCACTCGCGCCGAAGCCACCCATCTGGAGGACTCATGACCGAGACCGTCACCGCTGCCGTCACCGCCGCCCATGCGGACGCCCGCGGCGGCGGCGGGCAGCTCACGAGCCCCGCCGCTTGGCTGACCGACGACACCGGACAGGCCCCCACGTTCGCCACAGTCGAGGCGGCACTCGGCTCAGTGCTCGGCTGGGAGTGCCCCCCGGTGTCGGTGGCTGGCGACAAGCGGGTAGTGCAGATTTCAACTACTCGACGCAAAGAACCCCCTCCCTCACCGCAACGGTGAGGGAGGGGGTCTGTCGTCAGCAGGTCAGACGGTGGGGGGAACCGCGATGCCCTGCACCGTGGCGGTCAGGTCGGTGATGCGGGTGACAGCCTCAGTCGCCTCTGCCAGCGCCGCATCGGTGCCGACACGGGCTTCGTCGAGCTGGGCCTGCACAGCGGCCAGGGTGGCGCCCTGGTCGACGTGCAGGCGCATCAGCTGCCCAGCTCTGTGTCCACCTTGGACTGGGCGAAGTCCACGGATTTGCTCAGCCCCTCGACGACGGCCGGCGCGCCGTAGCGGGTCACCAGGTCAGCCACGACCGGTGACTGCCTCTCCAGGAGCGATTCGACCGATTTCTGCGACCACACGGCGGCCCGGGTGACGCCGGCGAGGATCAGCGGCAGGGCTGTGGTGCCGACGGTGGACAGGGCGGGCCCGACCGCGGACACGTCCGCTGTGCCCGTGGCGATCTGGACGAAGAGGACGAGGACGGCGCCACTGGCACCGACGAGTAGTGCAGCTTCCTTACGCATGACAGTCTCCTTCATGGGGTCGTGGACGGTTGGCATCGGGGTGCGTCGTGGCTCGACGCACATCGTCGATGGCGTCGCGCAGGCTGGTGCCGCCGTTAGGCTTCAGCTGCTCACGGATCTCGGCCTGGCCCGCCTCCAGGACCGAGAGGCGCTCAGGGATTCCGGCGCGTCGGGGGCGCCCGGGACGGGCCTCTTCTCCGGTCCAGTCGTCGAAAAATCTGGTGGAACTCCTGACGACCTTTCGCATGCTCAGGGTAAATCTGGTCAGCACCCCGAGGGCACCGATGATCGCCGCGAGCGTCAGTAAGTTGATGACGAGGTTCTCTGAGGCGAGGTCTCGCATCAGAGCCCCAGCAACGATCGCCAGGTGCGGGGTCCGATGATGCCGTCAGACCCCAGCCCGCGGTGCCGTTGGTAGGCCACGACCTCGGAGTGGGTCGACGGGCCGAACTCTCCGTCGACCTTGATCGCGTGATGAGCGGCGAGTAGCAGCGCCTGGACTCGGCGGGCCGAGTCCCCTCGGGCGCCGCGCTTGACGATGGGCAGACTTGCCACGATGACCTCCGTCTCGGTGGGTTGGGTGGCGGGCGGCGCCTCGTCGGCGAAGGCGGCCAGGAAGTCGGCCCAGGGGAAGTCGGCGCCGGGGTCGCTGCGCCGGCCTGGGTCACGCTCGCCGTGGCTGATGAAGCCCGCCAGGCCCGCGGCGGACTGGGCTCGTGTCACGCGGTGGGCCGGGATGATGACCCCGTACCGGGCCTCGATCCAGCCCGCGTATTCCCGGGCAGCCGCGGCCATGTTGTCGACGAATCCAGCGCGCCGGACCGGGGCCATCTGCGTCCAGTCGGTGGTCCGGCAGGCGGCCGACAGGTGCATGGCGTAGGGGTTGGACCCGGTGCTGTCCCCGTACGCCTCGTCGTCGAAGTCGATCAGCTCGATGATCGAGTCGGAGTCGACGAGGACGTGGTAGCTGCCGGGCGTCGCGCGGCCTTGAATGAAGCGAGCGACAGCCTCGGCCCCGGTGTCCGGGCCGATCTTGTCCAGGACGGATTCTGCGGTGTGCACGACGATGAGTCCGGTGGGGCGGGCTCGGCGCGGGGAGCGGTACTGCGACCGCGCCGGTGGGTTGTCTCGCAGCCATGCGGGCATGTTGCTCTCTTCTCTCGCTCGACGGATGCTGGCAATCACAAGGTGCGGACAAGACAACGAACATTGTTCGCAGCACTAGTGAGACCCGCACCAACCAGGGTTGCTGGCAACGCGGCGAGACCGACCGATGTCACCCATCCAAGCCGGGCTGTTGCCACACCCGTCCCGGTAAACCCCAGAATATTGTCCGGTCCGACACCATTCTGGAGTAACCCGGTTACGTTTATGCGGGCGACCCCTGCCTGCTGGACAGCGCCGACCCAGAACCATCCGGCGGGAATTGTCACGCTCACCGCCAGGGACTTAACCCCGGCCGGGGTGCCGGCTACCGAGCCGGCGTCCACCAGCAAACCTCCCGGAAGCCCTGCATTATTGCCGTAGATGCCCAAGCGTATCGTGCTAGACGCAACGCCGGTAGTGACGTTCGCGATCACACTGTCTATAGCCGTCGCAGTGTCGAAAAAGAACGGGGCGAGGACGAAATCACCGTTAGGCGGCATAGCGATCGTGCCCGTCAAGCTGCTGACAGGGCTGGCATAGTGTGTGCCCGCCGTCAGCAGCCCTGGTCTCGCCGGAAGCCCGCCGCCGCCGCTGGGCGAGGGCGCCCATACGCCGGTTGCGGTGTCGTAGGTGAGCACATCGTCGTCGTTGGCGCCGGAGTTGGCGAGCAGGGACAGGGACAACCTGTTTATCACAATGGCGTCCTCAGTGAGATGGTGAATCCACCCCAAAAGGCATTGGTGGCGATGACGGCGCCGGGGTCGGTGAATGTCCGAGAGACGGAGACTCCTTCGTTCGCTATCTCGCTGGCTGCGACTTGGCTGAACTGCCCACTATTGAGCGAGTGGTTGGTGATGAGGGTGACGCCGGCCGGGACGGTGATGTCGTCCTGGGTGGTGCCTTCTCCATCGCGGGCGACGAAGTAGACGATGCGGCGGTTTTCAGGGCCCACGGTGACGGTTGGCGGCGTGTAAGGCGTAGTTGTGCCAACGACCGAGCTGGATTCCCAGTCGCCGATAGGATTTAAGGGGTCCACGCCGTTGACCGCCACCATGATTCCGGCTCTTTCGTGGCTGACCGAGGACGCGAAAGCGACCGGGGTCTCGGAGCCGTCGGCGACCCGGTAGTAGACGTTGAAGGTGTGCGGGCCCTGGCCGGTACTGAGACCAGGGGCGGCGCTGAGCGCGCCCAGCAGGGTCCACCCGGCAGGGGTGGTCCACGTCCCGGACCGACCGACGCAAGCGAGGAGGAGATCGCCGGGGATGGTGGCCGGTGGGATGGGCACGGTGACGCTGGTGCTGGATGCGGGGCTGCTGGTGGACTGGGCGAAGTTGGCAAGGGCGGCGATCGTGGCCTGTCGCCCGTAGTCGTATTCGACGTGCAGCGTGTGCCCGGCGAGGAGGCCGTAGCTGCTGGGCACACTCAGGATGCGGCTGCTGATCGACCAGCCGGTGCTGGGCGGTTGGCTCAGCCCATCGACATACAGCGCGGGCCAGTGCGGCTGGTCGACGGGCGCGTAGGTGAGGAGGTACGTGGTCTGCGGCGCCACGCCTGCCAGCTTCAGGACGTCGCGGTGGTGCTGGCGGGCCAGGATGCCAGAGGGAGGGCTGGCGTATCCTGCGCGGGCTCGCGCGTTGGCGCGGGTGCGGGACAGTGCAGAGTCAGCAACGGCACGCCCGCCCAGGTTCACGGGCGTGTCCAACCGGAGTGCCCGGATGATCCGGTCGGTCGGTTGCGGGGTGCGCCGGTTACTCACACGGGCTCCTTCAGCTCCAGGGTCCACCGCACAACACTCGTGTCCCCGTCACCGGTCCAGTCACCTGCGATGGACACCACCTCCAGGGCTTGCGTGGCGCCCGTGCGGGACAAGGCGTTGATGGTGTCCCCGGGGGTGAAACCGGTGTAGGGGATGGGCCCACTGCCGTCGGGTGCCCCCGCATAAATGGTGGCCGTGGCGGAGGAAACCAACCGTTTCAACTGCAAGAGGTTCGCGTTGCCGACGACGGCCGCGGATGTGGCGTCCAGGGACAATCCGGATTCGAGGCTGACGACCCGCGTGCCGTACGTGGCTTCGGCGGCAGCGTCGGTGACGAGCAGCCACCCTTCGTCGTGGCGGACGACGATGGTGGTCGCGACCACCCCTTCCACGTCAGCGACGTACCCGCTCGTGTTCGACCGGGTGAGAGCCACCGTCGCAGTCCGGTTGGTGCCGCGAGTGACCCAGGCGTCGAGGGCGAACACTTTCCCGCCGGTCGTCTCCGCACCCACAGCCGGTCGCAGGCGTGGCACGCACCCGAAGGCGCCGAGGCGCTCCACAAGTTCGGTGCCGGAGGTGCCGACGGGGACAGCGATCGCTCCCACCTCGGAGCCCAGCTGCGGCCACGCCGTACCCGCGGTGTCCGTGGTGTCACTGAAAGTCTTGTGGATGAGGGCCGCGGACTCCACATCAAGACCGTCGGACGCGCGGGCGACCACGGCCTCGGTGAGGGCACGACCGATCACCCAGCCCGCGGTGATGCCCGTGATGGCTGCGAGGCTGATCGCCTTCCACTGGGTTGCTGACGAGGCGGCGGCGCCCTGGCTGTCAGCGAGGGTGGCACCGGTCTGGTAGACGAGACTGACGGCCCGCCCGGCGGCGTCTACGGCGTAGATCCCGCAGATGCCGCCCACCGGATTATTCGAATAGTTGACACCGACCTTATTGGAGGCGATGATGCCGACGACGTGCGTGCCGGCCGTGAGGCTGATCAGCTTCGGCTCCTGGATTTCGTTCCACCCGGCTTTGTCTCCGGTCTCGTCCTGCTGGTAAATCAGCTCACTGTCGATGAAAAGGGTCACGTAATTATCGGCGCTGGCATACACAATCGCATCGGTTTCAGCGGCCAGGGTGAACGTCCCGCGCAGGGCATGTCGAGCGTTGACGGCCAAGTTCGCGACTGGGTCCTCCGCCCCTATCCACGATAGCAGCGCGGCCTCCGGCAAACCGGAGAACGCCGTGGGGTAAGGGCCGCCCGGCGTTAGACCACGGGCCGTCGAGTCCGTCGCCCACGGCTCCGCGGTCGCTGCCGTGACAGTGACCCAGGAGGTCGCGTCGTACCCCGCGCTCATCCACCCCAGGTACCGGGTGTCGCCTCCCAGGCGGCGCAGCACTCCGCCGTCGTGGACGACCACGAAGTCATCGAGCAAGGCGAGCAGCCCCCGGTTGGTGGGCTGCGCGTCGCCCACATCCAAGGGGTGCTGGTCGCTGATGACAGCGACCGTGCCGGGATTGACCAGGTACCAAGCGACCTCAGTCATGGTGGCCGGCGCGGCGGGGTCGAGGTTGGTGGCGAGGGCCACCACCCGGTCCTCCAGCAGGCCGGGTGTGGCGACGAGGACGGGGTCTTGCATGTCCACTCGGAACCCCAGCGCCCCCGCCTCGGCCTTGTCTTCCGTCCATTGCACGGTGGTGGGGGTCAGGGTGCCCAGCAGCGCCAGCGTTGACCTGTGGCGGATCCTGAGCTCCACGTTCCGGCAGGGCAGGGTCACCCGCTGTAAACCGGCCGGGCGTAGCCGGCGATGTGCAGGTCATCGCGGGCACCAGCCGGCGCCAACCATGCGCGGTGTATCAGCGCCACGCGACCTGGTTCGGTCCCGCCGCGGCGCATGGCGCTGCCCTCGATGAGTGCGACTCGTCCGTCCTGGAGTTGACGGACGACCAGGCCGGCGTGCGCCATCCGGTCGGTCTCCGGGTCGTGCAAGAACGCCACGTCACCGGCCTGGGGGGCCTCGGCGCCGCTCAAACATTCGCCTCGCTTGCGGTGCCACGCGAGACGCGCCGATGTGATCGCTTCCACCGGGAAAACTCCGGTCGCGTTCGCCTCGTGTCCAACCCACGACAAGAAGTGGCCGGACCACGGCGTGTTATCGTGGGAAGCCCACTTCCCGTACTTGTTGGCCATGTTGTCGCCCTCTGTGTAGCCGACCTCGCCGACAGCGATAGCAAGGACCGTGGCGAGTAGGCCGACCAGGCCGTCACCCACGGCATCCTGTTTCTCCTGGTCCGGTTGCGGACCGTCAACCCAAGTGGGCTCATTGTTCGTCAGTTCGGGCGCCGGGTGCGACATGCTGGGGCTCCAGGGTCAAACGGTCACGAGGTTGCCGGACAGAACAGAAAAGATTAAGACGCAAGTGCCTATCCACGGGGCGGTCAGGCCGGGTATGAGACTGGCGGGATCCAGCTCCGCGGGGCCTTGCTGAGCCAGGACCCCACCGGCTGGCAGGTCGATTTCTCGGCGCAGAGTGAGGGCGGTGGCAGGGGTGTCCAGAAAGTCCTGCAAGTCCATCAAGTTGGCCATGAAAGCCTTGATGCTCGCGCCAGCAGCTGGCGCGGCCCCGGACGAGGTGGCACCTCGCAGGAGGACGGGCACCACAGCGCGGCCGGCGCCGCGCACCTTCCGAACGTGCAATTCCCCGGCCACGCCAGGGATAACAACATTGGAGCCCAGGTAGGGGGCGCGGAAAAACATGCCTTCCGCGCCCGCCAGGGGCAACTGCCGGCCGTACGTAGCATGCAAGTCAACTCCGTTGACCAGCCACCTGATGGGGGTGCTCTCGACTGGTATGGTCACCGGAACCCCAGGTAGGCGACGGCGGTGCGCAAACCGAAAACCCCGTTGTCAGACGCCCTCTCGGGTCGCGGATTGACGAAGGTCTGCGCTATGTTCAGCGTCATTCCGCTCCCGCCTGCGCTGACCTGAGTGGACCCCGACGGGGACGGCCTGGACGTCACCGACCGACCGCCGTCGACGGTGACACCGGACCGGGTCATCTCGGGAATGATTCGAGGCGGAACCGGAAGCTGCCGCGAGTTGACAGCTTCCAGAAACTCCAGCCCGTAGGAGTCCACTGCGGCGGCGGTGACCACGTACTCGCCCGTGGACACCCGGACAAGGACATCATCCGACGTCGATGTCCCCGGCCCGTCCACGTACCCACCCTTAGAGAACTTTTTGGCGCCGCCCTTTGATGTCTGCTGTCGTGGGGCCGGAGCCGGCACGTTGAGCCGGGCGTAAGAATCGGCCATCCCTTGCAGGCGATTGGACCAGGCGTCCAGCGCCCGGTGGGCGGCTGATGTGTCCGCGGTGATAGTCGATGTCAGAGTCCGACCGTCGATGGCACCGTACCTTGCCTCGATGACCCGGACGCTTTCCATTGCCGGCGCGTTGTCCGCGCCTATGTTAGTGGCCACCGCATCAGGAACGGCGTCTAGGGTGCCGATGTACCGGTCAATTTCCTGGCGTAAGACCGCGGTCTCCCCCTGGGACAACCCAAACTCTTCAATCAAGGCACCCAACTGTTCTTCGAGTTCTCCGTTCCGGTCACGTAGGTCGCTGGTGCTGGCCCCCGTCTTCGCCAACTCGTCGATCACCTCAGTGGCCGCGCCGACAATCCCCCGCAGCGCTTCACGATTGGCCAGGGCAGAATCGGTGAGCCGGCCGGTCTTCTCGTCCACCGCCGTCAGCGACGCGGCAACGGCACCGTTCTCGGCGATTGCCGCCGCCGTCTGCTCGACGTACCGGTTGACAGCCGCGGTCAGTGCATCCTGGGCGGTCTCGTACCCGAATGCCTGACTGATAAGGAGGTCGAGGGTGTCAGATAGCGCATTAAGCCGGTCTTCGGCCGACAGGGCTTCCTCGCCCGTACCTTCAAGCGCCCCGCTGAGGCCGTCGGCGGCGGTGCCCGCCTCGCCCATGACCGACGCGCCGTATGCGACGTACCCGGCAAAGGCGCCAGCCGCGTTACCCGTACCGGCCATGGCGATTCCCACCTCCCGCGTTTCTTGGGAAGCAACGGCAACGCCTTCAGCATACTTGAAGACAACGTCCGTGAGGATTTCGAACTTTTGGGCATCGCTGGCGATCCGTCGAATGTTCGGTCCCTCGGTCTTCTCTTCCTCCTCATTCAGCGCTTGTCGCTTCGCCCGGAGCACATCGAGGGCGGCGGCGTTGCCGAGAGCGGCATCCGTGACCGTGGTCAGACTGATCCCGTATTTCTCGAACTGTTTGGCGTTGTCCTCGAACTCCTGGACCGCCAACGCCCGCGTTTGATCGCTCAGCGCACCCGTCGTCTTGTCTAGGGTGCCCCGCAGCTCCTCTTGCCTCTGCTTCGCCTGGATCGTGCTGTAGCCGAAAACTGCTAGGCCAACGGTGGCTGCGGCTAATGCCACGCCCAGCGGGCCGGCCAGGGCGCCGCGAGCGGCGAGGAGACCCGCTTGAGCCTTCAGGCCAGCTGGTCCAATCGCTCCAAGAGCCGTCCAGAAAGACACCAGCTGCGGGACGGCCAGGACGGCGGCCCCGCCAAGCAGCGCCACGGACCCGGTAGCCAGGCTGACGGTGGCCACCGTGGATTGCACCCCTTCGGGCAGTTCGGATAGGGCAGTGACTACGGTGGTCACATCTTGGACAATGGCCCGCAGGGGACCTTGCCCGGCGCTGCCGAACCCGATGAGCAGTGTCTCGAAAGAGCCGCCCAAAGCCTCTAGGTCCCCCTCCAGGTCGTCCAGCTTCGCCGCGGCCTGGTCGGCTGCGAATCCGGACTCCGACACGCTGGCGGTCCACTCCGTGATCCCGACCGCGCCCTGCTCGTAGAGAATGTTGGATGCCCGGACAGCGTCGGAGCCGAAGATGATGGCCATCGACGCGGCCCGCTGCTCGGGGGTCAGATTGCGCATGGAGTCCTGGAGGTTTTGCGCCACCGCCGCGAGACCCTTGAAGTTTCCCTGGGAGTCGAATGCCGAAATGTTGAGGCGTTCCATCTCCAGCTTCGCCTCTTGAGTCGTTGGATTCAGCCTCGTCAGCATTGTCTTGAAAGACGTGCCGGCGTCGGAACCCAGCAGGCCCGCCTCAGCGAATGCCGACAGGGCGCCGACGGCGTCTTCCATGGGAATCCCGAACGACTCGGCGACCTGCCCGGACTGGCTCAGGGCCTCTCGAAGTTCCGAGACGTCACCGACTGCCTTGTTCGCGCCTGCCGCCAGGGCGTCAGCGACGTTGGTCGCCCGGTCCCCCTCCAGATTGAACTGCTTCAAGGTGATCGCCACCGTCTCGGCTGCTTCCCCCAGACCTAGCCCACTCGCCGCGGCGAGGTCCGTGGCTCCGGCGAGACCACCGCCGATAATGTCCGTGGCAGACAGTCCCGCCTTCGACAACTCCTCGATACCCGCGGCGGCTTCGACCGACCCGAAGGCGGTGTCACGGCCCGTCTGCAGCGCCAGCTGCCGCAGCGAGTCCAGTTCCTTACCGGTCGCCCCGGAAGCTGACCCCACATCGGAGATTGCAGATTCGAATTCGGTACTCGCTTTCGCCGCCACCGTGTAGGCGCCGACCAAGGCGATCCCCACGCCGACAGCTATCTCGGCGCCGGCTTGCATAACCTCATTGCGGGCTTCGGCTTGCCGTTCCGACTCCGCGTTGAGGATGTCCTCTTCCCGTCGCTGCCTGGCAAAGGCCCGCTCCATCGCCAGGGCGGACTCTCGCGCTGACTTGAAAGCGTCGTCGGCGCCGGAGGAGTCACCGAGGAGTCGGATCGTGAGATCCGTGGTGGCCATGTCCCACTCCTCCCCTCAGTGATTGTGTGGCGTGGTGTGTAAAAAGAGCTTGTGGTAACCGGACTCCCGCTCGGCGGGGGTCATCGAGGCGCGGCGGTGCGCGACCGGCAGGCAACCCAGGCAGGCGATGACGTCAACCGTCGTGTGACCGGCGGTGTGTTGCGATGGATGAGTGCCGCACTCCCCACACTTCTGGGATTCGTAGACCTGCCAGGCCAGTGCGGCGGCCTGGTCAGTGTCGGGCCACGCCAGGAAAGTCGACAACGCCAGCCCTCGGGGAGCGCAGTACGCCATCCGGTCGGCGAAAACCTGATCGACACCGAACGTCAGTCGACTAAAGGGACGCCGATGCCACCCTGGTCAGTATTGAGATCCCACACGGCCTGCTGCAGCGTCAAATAGTCGCCCTTGGTCAGCGACCCGTCGGTTAGCAAGCCTTCCCACACGTCGGGGTCCTGTAGCTCCTCATCCACCGCGCAGGCGGCGAATAGGCGACTGCGCAGCGTGAGCCAAAGAACAGTCCCGGTTTCTGACGTGTGGCTAGCCAGCAAGTCCTCGAAGGCCCCGGCAGGCAGTGCCTGGAAGTCTTCGGAAATGAATAGGTCGTCGACATGGCCCTTAACGCGGTCCCAAACCTGCAGCTGAATCTCGGACATGGCCTCGCGACCGGCGATGGCGACAAGGGCAGCCACCTGATTGTATTGCTGCTGGCGGACGCGGATGGCGGGAGTGCCAGAGCGGGGCAGGCGCACGGTGACCCGCGGCCTGCCCCGCTCGAGGAGAGCCGAAGCCATCAGATGGCCGGCACTGGAATGTTCGAGAACTTGGCGTTGATCCCGAACGCCACGACAACAGTCGCCACGGCCGTCACCGGGGCGCTGGCGGACACCGACCCGACGCTGACGCTGAAAAGGTCGGACAGGGATGTCGGTACGTCACCGCCGTGCATGAAGAAGAGGTGGCCACTCAAGTCGGGGGTGAGGAGTGTGCGGATGTCCTTCTTCGCCACCGTGCCTATTTTGTCCGCACCGAAAGTCATGATGCCGTTCCCGAAGCTGGAGCCGACGTCTACCTTGGCTGCCCCCCGGCGGGCGAACAGCGGGAAGTCGGTGAAGTTTGTGGTCTCCATGAATCCATCGTCGGTGGACAGGGCGTAGGACGCCAGGTCCAAGGCTGCGTTGATCTGCACGCGGGTGGGACCACTCGCGGGGGTGGCGATGGCGACGGACGAGGGGAACCATAAGACCTTTTTTACTCCGGCGCCAGAGTAAAAGCTGTGGTTGATCACGGTCACGGGTTATCTCCTTGGTTGAGGTGTTGCCGTCGGAGACCCGACGAACTCTTCGGTGTCACCGCCCGACGGTGCGTAGCGCCTCATCGACCACGGCGCGCACCTCGGCGATGGCCTGAGGCCCGACCTGCTCGGCGGCTGGGCGAAGAAACGGCCTAGTCGACTCCGATACCCAGGCCCGGGCCCGGCCGTCCCGGGCGAACACGGGGTGGCGGAAGCTTCGCCCCCCGCGGATGCCCTCGTAGGATCGGGCGTGAGGCGCAATGGACCGGTCGGCGCGGACTAGGACGCCGACGCTGCCCTCCCGGAACCTGGTGGACAGGACGATCGACCCGGGTATTCGTCTCGACCAGGACGCGCTGGCTTGCGCCCGGCGCTGCAGCACCGACCCTGACTTCTGAATGGCCCGCCGGACACCCGGCCGCAGCCTTTTCGGGACGTCGTCGAGGCGGGTGACCAGCCTGGCGATTGCCTCAGCGGCTCTGGGGTCGATGGAGACGGAGACGCTCATGCCCGTGAGGTGATGGTGACGTCGAAGTCCAGCATGACGATGACCCCATTCTCGTCGCGGTCGATGTCGAGGAGCTGCTCGGAGTCCCGGTCAGGGAGTCCGAACCGGGTCATGGCGACTAGCCCGGTGAGCGTGGGGTTGCTGTCGATGGCGGCCCGCAACTTCTCGCACACGTCGTCGACCCGCTCGGCCAGGTCGAGGGCGTGGCTGGCTCCAGTGTTGCGACGAGGGTCAATTCCCGATTGGGCGAGGGCGCCGCAGTGCACCTCGTGCACCCACGTGTGGGTGGAGAGGTCTCGAGAGTGCTGGGTCCGGACACCCTGCCCGCCACCTTGGCGACCACTCGGGATGCCCACGAAGCAGGCCACATCCACGCCTGCGTCCGTCGTGTCGATGCCGACGAAAACGGGAAAGCCGGAGGTCGCGGCCAGGGGCACCCACAAATCACGGATGAGCCGAATAGCGGTGGCGGCGCCGACGCGGGCCATCAGCCCATCGCCGGAGGCACGTAAGCGGCGATGAGTTCGCGGGCGCGGGGCAAGGCGGCGCGGGGCTCCGATTGACCTTCGACGGAATCCCGTTTCAGCCCGCGGCGTCGCTGTCGAAAATTCATGGTGCCGACGACCAGAGCGGCCTCGGTGAGGTTGGCGGGCGGGGTGGCCCAGCCGTGCGTCCCGGTGACCGTCCACACACCGTACCGCCCGATTCTGGTGGTGACTCGCCACGCAGCGGCGTCTATGGCCAGCACCGGGACGTTGACACTTTCGGCGTCGACCACGGTGACAGTCACGGGCCGAGGGACGGGCAGGAAAAATGACCCGCCACAAGTGGTCACCGCGACGGAGAACGCCTGAACCTGGAAGGGGCCCGCGGCTCCCTCCACCCATTCGACACCGGTGGCGAGAACCCGCAGAAGTTCGGCGTCACGCTCTCCGAGGTCGTCGCCCCAGTTAAGGAAATCCTTGAACTGCGCCAGGCTGGGTGCCGGCATGTCAGCCGGTCTTGAATGAGGCAGCAGGCCGGGCGCGCCTCTCACCGGGCACAGCTGTTGCCTGCTCGATGACCCCCGCTCGGTCGCGGATGGCCAATGGCTTCAAGAGGTGGCGGTGCGTCGCGACGATTGGGTCGTCGTCTGCGACATTCTCGCCTCGCTGATAGTGGACGGGGAGGTCGCCTACGAAAACGGCGAATGATTCAGCGACAGTCCAGGGCACGATGATCTCCGATCTGGGACGGTCAGGTGCCCAGCCCGCCACCTCATCGGGTGGCGGGCTGGACGGTGGACGGGTCCGGTCAGGTGGTGCTGGGCTTCGACGGGCCCGGTTCCTTGCGAGCAGGCTTGCCCGTCTCCACGGTCGCCGTGTCGGTGTCCAGGCCGATCCTCTGCTTGGTCGCCTCAGCGGCCGTCAGGTGACCATCCTTGGGCTCCACGTCGTCAGCGACGACGCCGGCGCCCGGCTGGACGGTGGCGAACGTGGAGGCGGGGCTGTCGGGGTGCTCGGGGGGCAGTGTGTGGACCATTTGGAATCCCCTATCAGGTGACGTTGTAGACGCGGAATGCAGCATTGTTGACAGAGTTGGCGCCTACCCGGTAATGCGCGAACCACCCGCGCTGCCCGCTGGGCAGATTGGTGGCGGTAGCGAACAAATGGGGGATGAATTCAACCGTCATGCCGACCCGGTCGGCGATGACGTAATTGCCGAAGTCTCCGAAGATGGCGACCAGGTTATCTTGGGTTGCCGTCACGGTGCCGTCCATGGCCTCGGCCTCGTACACCGGCTTGCCCAGGAGCAGCGCCGGCCGGTCACCAGCCAAGTCACGCCACATGGAATCTGAGGTGTCGGCCTGACGGGTCAGACTGTAGAAACCATCGTTGGCGAGCCACGACGCACGCGCCCGGTACCTCGCGGGTAGCGCACCCCGCACTCGGTGGACATCCCCCAGTGCGAAAGTATCGGCGGCGGCGGATGTGATGGTGGACGCGGCGACGCCGGTGAGAGCGGTGACAATGCCGACCGGCTGGTTGCCCGCTACCGTGCCGGTGACGAAGACCTCGGCCTCCCTGTCGTCCTTGCCCTCGGCCAAGAGCCGCCCGATTTCCGCGGTCACATTCGCGGCGTCCCCAAAAGCTTCCAGGCTGATGGGGACAAACCCTCGAGCAGTGCGGATTGGGATGGTGGGCTGGGCGAACGTGGGGGCGTCATCGGACACCTCCGCGGCTTCGGCGTCGAAAGACCACTGCACCGCCCCGGCACTGACGCCATTCCACACGTCGCCAGTGGCGACGACCTGCCGGGCGATCTGGCGGATTTCATTGTACGAACCGTTGCCGGTGAGGATGATGGTCGGGTCGAGCTGGAATGGGACAAGAAACCCTCCGGCAGTGTCAGTCAGGCTCATCGCCCTGTTCGCGGATCGGGCCTCTTCAATGGCCCGCGACTCTGCCGGGGTGACTTCTCCTGCGCGCGCCGACATATTCTTGACAAATCCTCGCATGTACGCCGGCGAGGACAGAGCCAGGGTGAGCCGAGCAAACCGCCCGTCGGTGTCACCGAAGCGCTCAAGAATGCTCGTCCCGGCAGACCGAATACTGTCACTGGCCCCCGGCATCTTAGCGATGGCGTCGAGTGCTCGGGCGCGCAGCTCTGACCCCATATCCTCCGGGGCCCGACCGAAGGTCCGGAGGTTCCGGTTGTCCCAGGGGTCCCGACGCTTCAGGTCCTCAGCCGAACGGTAATCCGCAGCCGGGTCGACATCGTAGGAGTTGTGCTCGGCGACGGTGGCAGCGTAGCCCTCGTCGATACGGACACGCTGAGTAGTTGTCCCATCGCCGTAGGCGGCAGACCGCAGCTTTGCCAAATCTGCCTTGCGCTCCATGTCCGCACGGTAGGCGGCGGTCCGCTCAGCTTCGTTGCGCAGCTCCGCCCAACGGGCCTCGTCGGCCTCGTCGAGGGTGTCGCGCTTGCTGAGACGCTCCATCTCCTCGTGGATGTCGCGCAGCCGCGTTTCTGCCTGCTCGTGGGTCATGCGCAGGCCGACTTCCGTCATCAGCGGCTCAGGGTCTACTGGCATTTTGTCGCTCCCTTTCGGATCGCCTTGGCGAGCCACGCGAGGTCGCGGGCCCGTCGTTCGTGTGCTGTCGACGGGTGGCCTGCGACCGGCGCGTCGATGGTGACCTCCGGGTGGCCAGTGGCCGGCGCGGAGTCGTGCTCGACCGGGTGGCCAGTGGCCGGCGCGGTCGGAACGTCGATAGTGGTTGCCAGGTCGGCGCGGAGCGCAGCACGGACCTGCGGGTCATCCAGGATGATGCTGCGCAGGCGAGGGATGAGCAGGACGGACCGGACGCTTTCTGCGCCGCGGTCACGGACACTGGCCGTCGTCTCGCCGTACGCGGGCCAGACGACAGGGCCGAGCTCGGGGACCCGGATCTCCACGAGGGTGCGCATGGGGATGTCGTCTGGGGTGTCGTGGTCGATTTCGTCGCGCACCACCTCGAAGGTGAAGCTCATGCCGTCGACGGAGCCGGAGCGGATGGCTTCCCGGACGGGCGCGAAGAACTCTCCAGCGTGCAGGCTCGCCTGGACGTGCACCCCGCGTTCGTCTTCAGCCGCCTTGGTGACGACCCCGATCGGGATGGACCCAATGAAAGGGTGCCGCCCGTGATCGAATTGCAGCTTCGGAGTGTTCTGTAGCAGCGTCTTAGCGAATGCGCCGCGGCGGATTTGCTCCCGGAAACGGCCCTCCCATGAGTCGATCATCGTGGGAGCGTTGAAAACTGCCGCGTATCCCTCGAAAGAAAGACCGTCGCCGGTGGACCGGGTACTCAAACTGGTCAGGGCAACGGCGCGTTGAACTATGCGGGGCCGGGCGTCGATGTCAGTCACTCGCCCTCCTGGACGGCTGATGGCGGGGCGGCGGCGGCCCCGGGGGCCTGTAGTTGAACGCTGAAAAGTCCGGTGTGCACAAGCAAGCCGAAATCACCGGATTGAGCGAACCGCGCCACCGATTCGGGGGTGTACCCGGTGTCGATAAGGGTCCGCATGGTGCCGGCGGTCATCTGCCGGATGGCCGCCTCGTCCTTGGAGTCCTCTCGGAGCAGGGGGACGTCACGGCCGTCGATCGCGAGGCGAGTCCCCGGATCCGGCGGAGGCGCAACTACTTCCATGGACCCGGCGATGTTGCCCCACAGGGGGTGCAGGGTGGCGTCGACGTAACGCCTTCTGGCCGCGCTGTAGTGCGCGTAGCTCGAGGACTCTGACCCCTCGGAGAACCCGACCAGGACCGGCGGTACGCCCGCGGCGGATGCAAAACGGGTCTCTCCGGCCGCCCGCATGAGCCGAGCTTCCGTGTCCCGAAGGTTCGCTCCGACGATGGTGAGGTCGACGCCGCCGCCGAGATGCGCCGTCTTCCCCGCGTTGGCCGGGCCAGCGAGGGTTTCCTCGAAAAGCGCGGCGTAAGCGCGTACCTTCGTCACATCCATGGTCTCCGGATAGCGCGCGATCGCATTTGGCGTCGCAGCATTCTCAAAGTACCGACCGACGTGGCGGGTGGTCATGTCGTCAGCGAAGACCTCCCGCACCAAAGGCGTCATCCAGGACATGCCACGCCAAGGAGAATGCGGGTCAGGCATCGGCATGTAGTGAGCTACCTGGTTGACCAGCAAAAACTTTGCTTGCCGTGGGTCCCGGCCGTGCGGGTCTGGGTGGAAGATGAATCCTATCTTTCGCCACCCCACGCCGGACGGCAGCTCCTCGAGGACCACATCGACACTGTCCGGAGACAGCCGAACCAGTTCCACCGTGCCGCCGCTGCGCTGCTCAGTGGTGAGGTACGCGTTGCCGGACAGGCTGGCGTCTGTCTCCATCCGGGACAGCAAATCCTGAGTAGTGCCGCCGATCCACGGCCTTTCCAGGAGACGCAGGGCAGGGGTGCCATAGAACTCCGACGGGCGGCCCTCACGGATGCGAAGCCACCGGAAACGTCCCGCCGCGAACGTTGCCGCCCGGAAAGACACCAGGGATGCGATGGGGCCGTTGCCGCTATACCGGGCCGAGTTCCCCGCGAAGTCTCCCGCAGCCATCTGCGCGCGGTGACCGTCGGCGAGCGTCTGCTCAATCGCCGGACGATACGTCAGCGACGTCGCCGCCGTGACGTAGTCGGCCAAAGAAGAGATGGAGCGTTGTTCCTCGGCGGGGCGGTTGAGCAGCCGACGGGCGAGGCTCACCGACCACCGCCCCTGCTGTGTGCATCCGGTGATAGGAGCCCAGCCGAAATGACGCCGACACCAGAAACGATGAGTGCGGCGGGCAGGGAGTGGAGAGCTGCCGCAGCGACGATGAGGGCAAACCCGCAAATGACGAGGGTGACCTGCAGCCAACCAGGCATGGACGGGCTCTCCTCTCAGGTGAAAACGACGATCGGCTCAGGAACCGAGGCGGTCGACACACCCCACGCCGCCTCAACAGCAGCCATGAGAGCGCACACGGCAATGGACGAGCGCGACCGGTCCAATGCGGTGCGGTCGCCGACCTTGCGGGTCACCGCCCCCTCGACGGCAGCGCTCAGCAGTGGGTCGTTCGGGTGGATGATCCGCCCACCCGTGACCTCCCCTGCGAACCACGCCCACGCGGCGAGGCCCTCAGAAGAGGTGAGGACGTGAAGGCGAGCGATCCGCCGCGTCAAGTCCGGGACGTACGCACCGACCGGCCCGTAGGAGTCGACGAGGACGTCGTGCGGCTGGTGCTCATCCACCAGATCGACAAGCCGCTCTGCGCCCGCCGCCGGGTCGATGCCTTCCTCGGCGATCTCGACGGCGACAGTGGCACCGACCGACCATGCTCGAGAGATCACCCACCGGTCGCCCCACGCGTCGAGGGCCAGGGTGAGCCGATCACCGATCGGCAGCGGCGCTGGGCGGGCGGCGGCCGCCCACTGCGACCACACCAGTGCCCGCACACCGGGCTCGGCCTTCGGCAGCCACACACCCAGCCGCTCCCGTGCGTACGACTGGCCGAGACGCTTGCGTTCCTTGTCGGCAGCCGATTCCGAGATTCGCACCCCCGCCGCAGGGTTCGACGCGTACAGCCCGTCCAGGTCAGCGAGATCATCGGCGGAATACCGCCCAGCGTCGTCCATCTCGAGGACCAAGCCCCAGTCAGCCCACAGCAAGCCCGCCTCGCCCGCCTCGCCGGCCTCCTTCAGATTGTAACACCACGCGTCCGCCGTGGCCGGTGGCGTGCCGAAGTACCAGACCTGCGGACCCGGCACCTCCATGCTCCGCGCGCTGATCGTCGGCAGGATCGCTGCCATCTGACTCTCAGTGAGTTCCTGCGCCTCATCCAAGATCAGGACTCCGCCGACCGTGAACCCACGCAGCGCCGTCCTGGAGCGGGTGTTGAACTCGACCCGGGAACTGCCGTCCAGCAGGCCGATCGCTTCCTTGCCGTTCGACCTCTTGAAGCCGGACTCGCCGACGAGGGCCAGCAGATGCGGGGACGCACGGATCAACGCCTCAAGACGACGGAACCCTTGCGCAACTGTGCGCACCTCGTGCGCCGACCAGATGATCAACGGCGACCGCAGCACAAACAGGTGCCACAGCACCACGACCTCGATGATGGCGCCCTTGCCGTTCTGCCTAGGCACCCACACGCCCACCTCGGCGGCGGCCCACCGGCCGTCATCATCGACACCCATGCCGTCGACCACGACGGCCCGCTGCCATGCGTCGGCGACCAGGCCGGCGACCGCTGCAAGATCAACTGCCAGCGGCCCGTCGGAGTCGACGTGCGGCGGGACGGACTTACACCTCGGCTCCTGCGACCCAAGCCGCACGCTGCCGCCGCTTCTGTGCGACTGCATCAGCGATGGCGGCAAGCGGGTCCGCCTCCTCCACTGATGCGGCGCCCGTCGGGGCGGCGGCACGGATCTCCGAAGCCAGCGACTTCAGGGCCATTTGCTGCTGACGCCCCTCAGCCAGCACCCCAGTCATGACGATCCGCAGCTGTCGGCCATCCGGGGTGTCCGGCAGCAGCTGCAGCCACCGGTCGTCCTGGCCGGTCAGCACTCGGTCGATGCCGTCCAAGCGGTCGGCGCAGCGCTGGAACTCGACCATCAGGCGACCCAGCACATCATCAGCCGCCAACGTCGCCACATCCGGTGCTGCCGTCGGAATGCTCTCCATCACCCGGCGGGTCACCGCCACGTCAGGCGGCGGCAGTGGGTTCGGCGCCTGATCGCACGACCGAGGCAGGCACAGCGAATGATCTTCGCCCTTGTCATGCCACCGCTTCCGCTTCGACCGCAGCGCGTCGGCCACCCGCAAGCTGGCCGGCCGAACGTCACGCGGCGTGATGATCGGGTCGTGGATCATCACGCTCCCTAATGGATCATGGGGAGAGATACAC